GCTCTGGGGAATGACCCGAACTTTGCCACGACGATGATAAACGCTCTGGCTGGAAAGCAACCGCTGGACAATACACTGACGAATTTAAGCGGAAAAGATATCGCCGGCCTTCTCACATACCTCGGTTTAGGCGAAACGATAAATCTGGCAAAAAATGCCGTCCCGGCAACGCGCAGGGTTAATAACAAACCACTGTCCGGTGATATCACTTTGTCAGCTGCTGATGTGAATGCATTCGCGCTGGGGATGACCGGAGACACACCGGAAAATGACAAATCAGTCGGCTGGAACTGGAAAAGCGGGATTTACAACGTTTCTACTGGAGGTGCATCCAAGCTGATTTTGCATTTTAATATGAATATCGGCAGTTGTCCGGCAGTGCAATTTTGTGTGAATTACAAGAACGGCGGTATTTCCTACCGTTCGGCACGCGACGATTTTGGCTTTGAACTTGACTGGACTGAATTTTATACCACAACACGAAAACCATCCGCAGGTGATGTCGGTGCATTACCTGTTAGTGGTGGCGTAATTAACGGTAATCTCGGTATCGGTACACCTAATATATTGGGAGGTAGTTCTATTGTATTAGGCGATAACGATACCGGCTTAAAACAAAACGGCGATGGCCTACTGGATATTTATGCTAATGGTGTTCAGGTATTCCGCTTTCAGAACGACACACTGGAGAGTAAAAAATCCATCAATGTTACCGGACGATTAACGCCAACAGACTACGGTAATTTTGACAGCCGATACGTACAGGATTTCCGTCTGGGTAGTTATGAATCTGGACAGGCATGGATGGGTCCGGGATTCAGTGATACACCTGGTTATGTACTGACAGCGGCAACTAACGGCAATGGTGATGAGCTTATTGACGGTCTCGGAAGACGTCCAATGCAAAAATTGATTGGCAACCAGTGGTATAACGTGACGAGTGTTTAATTATGATGCATCTAAAAAATATCGTAGCCGGTAATCCAAAAACGCCTGACCAGTATCAACTCTCTAAAAAATTTGGTGTGGTTTGGCTGTATGATGAAGACGGTAAAAACTGGTATGAGGAACAGAAAAATTTTGCAGCAGACACACTAAAAGTTGCCTACGACAAAAGTAATATAATTGTGGCAATCAATAAAGATGCGTCGAAAATAAATCCTGAAGGGCGCAGCGTTGTTGAATTACCGGATATCACAGCTAATCGCCGGGCAGATGTGTCAGGACGATGGATGTATGATGGCGAACGTGAGCAGATAATTAGGCGGTTTTATACACCGGAAGAACTGCGCCAGCAAGTAGAAGCGAAAAAGGTAAAACTGCTCGAAGAGGCCGAGACCGTTATTACGCCGCTGGCGCGGGCAGTAAAGCTGGGTATCGTCACCGATGAGGAGCAGCAGCGACTGGTAGCATGGGAACAATACAGCGTTCTGGTCAGTCGGGTGGATACATCTGCCCCTGACTGGCCGGAGAAACCGGCCAGTCATTAATTATTATTGTGGTAATACAGGCCACTGTATTTTATTAAAGGTGGCCTCGTCTGAAATGCCTGTTAAAACCAGTGATTTAAGCTCTCTGATATACGCCATCCATTTAGTCAGGCTGGCCTTATCGTCGTCACTGATTTCACCCAACGCCAGTTCGGTTCGCCAGTCGGCAATGGCGCTGTTAGCGGCATCCAGTAGTTTCTGTCGGGTGGTTTCGGCCTTAGCCTGATAATCCACCGGAACGGGTAAAACCTTACCATCTCTGTATAACCATGAGCCATCACCACGGCAATCATCAGGACAGTCAGCAGCGTCTATTTCCGCAACAGACATATTAACCGGCCACAGCATTGATACAGCATATGTGTTTCCACGTTGCGGGACTGGCTTATTAATAACACCCCAGATAACCCCCTCATGGTCGTACATGATTTTTGCGGTATCATCAGAAAATAATGACTGACATTCATACCAGTCCTGCCCGTCTTCTGACTCCAGAAAATATGCATCTATATTTATTTCGGGCTGCGTTTTCCACCTGTTTACTGGTGTATCAATAAGTCTGAAGTTTTTAATATCCTGATATTTTTTCATTATGCCGTCCCCCCCTGCACGGTATACCACTGATTCCCGAATCTTTTTTGTAAAGGTGCATAATCAATACCGTCGATATTAATGCCGTTTGCATCTTTCCAGACGGAGGTAACTACATATCCGGGGGTATTAGGCCATGACCCTGCCTTATCCCACGTGGAAACTGAAGTACCCGCCCCTAACTGAACATCTGCGACGAAATTATTATTAATCCAAATACTCAGCCAGCTATTCCCCCAGACAGAACCGAAAATATCCCCGTTATTAGTCATGCGCGATGAGCCATTTCCTGCCTGTACTTCGCCTGTGGCTACAGCGTTTCCGTTTACTTTCAGGGAAGCCATGCTCTCCACGAGGCTACTGATAAAGCGGAGTACATGTGCGGAGTTCGCGTAAATATCAAGCACGCCATCTCCGTTTTGCTTAATTCCTGTGTCGTTGTCGCCGAGCACAATCGAATTGCCACCCAGCGCATTATCAGTACCAATGCTTAGCGGACCGTTAAGACGCCCCCCGGCAATCGGCAATGCACCCACATCACCGGCTGAAGGTTTATTTGCGGTGTTGTAGTCAATAACCCACGGACGGCTGGTATTCGGTACAGTTCCCCAGTCCTGGCGCTTTGCGTTCGCGCCCATATGCGCGTAATAGTGCTGAAACCAGACTTCCCCGATTTTCTCAACAAACATATATCCGTAGCTGTACAGCTTGCTGCCATCCGGCCAGGTGGGAAAATCAGCAACTGAGTCAGAGTTGGACACTGACACCCGCCACCATCCCGGTGTATTAGCTGATGCCATCGTGCCGTTATCGGTAATTTCTCCGACTGCATCGGCGGAAATGGCCCCAACATCTGACGCCCATAAAGTGATATCACCGGTCAGTGGTTTACTGTTAACCCGCCGTGTCGCCGGGACGGCATTTTTTGCCAGATTTATCGTTTCGCCTAAACCGAGGTATGTGAGAAGGCCGGCGATATCTTTTCCGCTTAAATTCGTCAGTGTATTGTCCAGCGGTTGCTTTCCAGCCAGAGCGTTTATCATCGTCGTGGCAAAGTTCGGGTCATTCCCCAGAGCCGCTGCCAGCTCGTTCAGCGTATCCAGTGCTGCAGGCGCAGAATCCACCATTGCCGCAATAGACGATGCCACAAATTCCGTGTTTGCAATCTGTTTAGTGCTGTTACCCGCCGCTGGCGTCGGTACCTTTGGAATCCCTGTGAGTGTCGGGCTGTCCTTCTGCGCATACTGTGAATGCGGGTCCGGCGCAGCAAGATGCTTTGCCATCAGGTCGTCTACATATACCTTCAGCTCCAGCGCCTTATCATCCACATATTTACGGGTTGCCAGCACTACTGCAGGGTCAATTTTCAGGGTGATGTTATCGGTGCTGCTGGTAATCAGGACCATGCGCACGGTTTGCGTACGTCCGCTCCCTTCTACCAGCTGCGGCTTGTAGCTCTCAGGGCAGTTACCCACGGCGATCAGTGCGCCGGTTTCATCAAACAGGCCGACCTCACGAATCCACCATCCACCCTCAGTCTCCGGGATCACTTGCTCAGCAATAATCTGGCTGCTGTTCTGCGGGTCGATATACAGCATATTCAGCGCTGCTCGACGCTTCTCAGCAACTAACGCGGTCTGTTGCGCGCTGGGTGTGGGCAGCACACCGCCACCGTCGCCCACAGCCATATGGGTAATTTTCAGCGGGATACCGAGCGCGGCGGCGCTTGCCAGTTTCGCCGCGCCGATCTCCGTCAGCAGGGTATAAAATTTTGCGCTCATGGATTCACTCTCATTGTGTCAATAACATGGACAGCCCCGCCTTCATGTGCGGTGCCGCCGGAAATGATGGTTTCGTTGATATACGGATACACCGTGATTTCTTCACCAAGGTAGCTGGCTGCACCAACCCAGTAAGGGCCGCTGGTCTGCATATTAATGGACATACCTGTCATGTGGCGGCTGCATGGTTTGGCATCGCTTATCAGGCGCTCAAGCTCCAGATAGGTGTCTTCGGTGATACCATGATCCTGTACGCCAATATCCAGACGGAACGTCCCCGGCGTTTCGCCGGTCTGCCACCACTCAATGATGCGGATCAGGAAGCCGAACGGCTCCACCACGCGCCGCACGGCGCTGGTTGTCCCCTTGTGCTGATGGATATAAAAAGCGTCCTGCACAACGCGGCGCTTGACGCTTTCTGTCCAGCTCTCATCCCAGCGGTCAACAGAAAACGCCCAGGCCAGATAAGGCAGGAATCTGATCGGGCAGGTTGCCGGGTTCCACAAATCACGCAGCGATACCTGCAGATCGGAAATCCCGCTGCAGGTCTGCGCCAGTCGGCGCTCAAGCGGCGACGAACCCGGCGGCAACAGACTATTCATCCGTGCCCCCGTTGGTAACGCTCCATTCAGTACAGGATGCCGCCTGCGTCTTATCCAGCACCACATCCTCCAGAGGGGACGTCAGCTCCACACGCTGGACGCCCTCCACGTGCAACGCGGCATAAATGGCGCTGCGGCGGATATCACGTCCCAGCCGCGTCTGACTGGCGATGTACCTCTGCAGGCTGGCTTTTGCCGCCACCATAACAGGCTCCGCTTCCGGCCCTGGATAAAGAAAAATGGTAGCCTCCACCCGGTACGGTATGATCTCCGCACTACGAACCGTCAGACGGTCAGCCACCGGGCGTACACTCTCACTGTTCAGGGCTTTTTCAACCACATCCAGCAGATCTTTTACTGCTGTACCGTCACCCTCCCGGCTCAGTACGGTAAGTACCACCTCTGCAGGAGCCGGACTGGTTGCGCTGGCATCTGCCACACGTCCGTCCGCACTTCTGGCGTGAAATTCATAGGCTCCCGTAGGTCCAGCAACGGACAGTCCCTCAAATGCTGCAGGGATGCGCTGGCGCAGCGCCTCATCATCTTCCATCACTGCGGCGACCGGCGGTACTGCATCATTATCAGCAGGCACTACCGTCAGACGTTTCACGTTGCAGTTGGCTGCCAGCTGCTCAAGATCATTTCCCATCGAATAGGCCACCATCACCGCCTGCGCAGCCTCGTTAATACGCTGGCGCAGCAGGATTTCGCGGTATGTGCTTTCCTGCAGCAGCTTGGTAACGGGTTCAGATTCCAGCGCCAGCGTGCGCCGTACCGCGTCCTGTTCATCCACAGGATAAAGAGCCACAAAAGCGGCCTTGCGCTCAGCCAGCAGCGTCTCAAAATCAGGCACGTCCACTATCTGCGGCGGCGGTAACCGGGAAAGGTCAATGACTGCCATTGTCTGCTCCTGTTGATATGGAAAGGGAAACCGGTGCTCCGTTATTACTATGTCCCGTAAGCTCAACCACCATAGAGCCGTCAAAATTGCCGTTGATGGTGATGGAGTCCAGCGTAAGGCGCGGCTCCCAGCGGTTCAGCGCCACATAGACTGCAGACATAATCTGCAGGCGCAGTGCCGGGTTCTGCGGCTGGTCAATCAGCGCGGACAGCAGCGAACCGTATTCCCGTCGGGCAATGCGGCTACCCTGCGGTGTCAGCAGAATATCCCGCACCGACTGGCGCAGATGGTCTGTATCCGCAAGGGCCTGCCCGTCATTCCGGCTCATACCGATATACAACGTCATACCGGTCCCCCCGTGTTGTCGCCGCCTTTCAGAACGCCAGTATGCTCATGGTCATCAACTACGATCCCGTTAGAACTCATTGCGCCGCCGCCCTGGGTGACGCCGCCATTGATCACCACCTCGCTGTTAATGCGCGTGGTGTCAGCCTCCACCACAAACTCACCGGTTTTGTAGGTGACACTGTCTGATGCCTCGATCACCATGGATTTGATGCCCCTGACATGCCACCGTCCGGTGGCGGGTTCATACTCAAACCATCCCCCGTCCGGGTACTCCGTCACGCAGCCGTCCACGGAATCCGACGGTGGCGGAAACTGATTGGAGTAGATAGCGGGCAGCACAAAAGCGGTTTCCAGATTGCCGCCCATGCTCAGCACCACCACCTGCTCATCCGGCGACGGACACCACCATGTACGGGCACCACCGGCGCGCAGCGTCAGCCAGTTAATCCAGTTGGTTTCAAGCTCGCCCACCTTTACCCGGCACAGCCAGTTTTTCCGGTCCACTTCGGTCACGGTGCCGGTGCGGATCAGGTTGGTGATAAGGCGCATAATTTCGGTCAGTTGTGTATTCATAACGAAAGGTTGCCATCAGAGGGAAAAGGGAGGCAGCGCGGGCGCTTGTACCAGCGGTGGCACAAAGATCACCCCGCCAGCCAGCGCAGCAGGGTGTCACGGGTGACGGTTTCCACTTCTTCATTCACGCCCAGCAGGCGGCGCTCTGCGTAGCGGACCTCCGGGCCTTTTCGGCTGACGCGATCCCGCAGGCCGTAATGGTGAACACGGGCAATGCGCTGCACCTTGCCATCAAACTGCACGCTTGCGGAGTCCGCACTGGCGGTGGTTTTCAGGTATTTTGTGGTGCGAAGCTTTGCAAACATCTGGCGTTTGATGCGTCCCTTCTTGCTGCGGGCAGTCACCCGGCGCGGCTCATAGCCGCTGCCGTCAGGATTACGCTGCAGCCTGATGTTCTGCTGCTGCGTCCGGCGCAGCTGTTGCGCCAGTTGCCGCATCATACGGCTGCGCGCGGCAGGCTCCAGATTCGCCAGCAGCGCCGTCAGCCAGTCATCCACCCTCTGCAGTTCATCCACGTTTCACCGTCCACATTTCTTCGGGTTCGTCCGGCTCCGGCACTGCTTCAACGCTTGACACGCTGCCGTTAGTGCTGACCAGCACGCGCTCCGTCAGTTGCAGGTTCAGGCTGATATCGCACACATCGTTGCGCAGAATATCCACTTCAAAGGTGAACAGTTTTTCGCGCAGCTCCGGGTTATTGATAGCATCCGGCTGGTTGTCACTTAGCCACAGCAGCACAGGAGCCATCAGCAGATTCTGGTCGCCGCTGAAATCCTCGATCACCACGTTCAGGGTGTAGCGGTATTCCCATGACATGGAGTTGGCACCGGTTGCCACCAGTGAGCCGTTATCAACGAAAAGGTGCAGCTTGTCCGGGTTGTCGCGGACATAAGCAACCGCTTTATTCAGGGCGCTGCGTAAGGACTGCGGTTTGTTCACTGTCTCGCTCCTGACACGCAATAATCGTGTCCACTTTGTCAGCACAGACCGCCCAGGCGGCCTCGGTTTCATCCAGCACCGCGTTCAGATCGCCGTTACTGCGCGGCGCTGACCTTTCCAGACGGCACTGCGTCACTCTGGGACAGCCACTCACGGTAAGCTGCACCTCCGGCGAGGGCCGGACGCTCCCGCAGCCGGATAATGTCAGCAGGCAAAGGAGTATCAGCCCAGCGGCGCAAATCCTCATTTTCACGTTTCAGTTCCTCGATCCGGCGCTGGCGGCTGCGCAGAAGTGCGGTGGTCTGTTCCGCTGCCGCATAAAGCCGCGCCTGCTCCCGGCTGTTGGTTTCGGTCAGAATGGACAGGCCGATCAGCTGGCTGTTTTTCTTCGTCAGCTCCTGCGTTTTGCTTTTCAGCGCCGCGCCCTGCGTTTCGATGGTGTGGCTGGCATTGTTAAGCCGCCATGACTGCCAGCCCAGCGCCGCAAGTACCAGCGCCAGCACTACCGCCAGCGCACGCATCAGGCCGCCATCGGCTCATGAAGCTGCGCGCGGGCAATCTGATACAAAACCAACGTCAGCAGGTAAAACACCAGGGTGATCACCCATCCAGAAAATGCCAGGCACAGAACAATAAGCAGCCTGATTACCCATGTACGCACGGGTTTTACGGGGTGCGCCCTGAATTTCAGCAATGCCGCCCTGACCTCATCGCGCGCCCGATCTCCGGCGAACCACCCGACAGCGCACAGCGCAGCAAGCAGCCAGGCGAGGAAGCATGACACCCAGACAGACGCACCAACCAGAACCGGCGCACCGCTGCGCGGATACAGCAGGCTGATAACCAACAGCGCAGCCCATGCCAGCTGGAAAAAAACGCTCATGACTTTCTTTTTCATTCCGTTATGCTCCTTTTAAGCACCAGGCCATTTCCCGCGCGCGGCGGTTGTCCAGCCCCTGATTAAACACACCTTTGACATATACCCAGCGCGGCAGTTGATGGCAGGCATCCGCCCAGCGCCGCTGGTTCAGCAACTTAACCAGCGTGGAGCTGCAGGCGTTGCCGGTTCCCACGTTGAAAGCAAACGACACCACCGCGTCATAGACCTTTTGCGGCACCGGCTGCACCACACATTTTTCCAGCGCCCGCTCCACGCGCAGCACGTTGGTGATAAGTCCCTGCGCCGCCTGCCGCTCCGTAATGGTTTTCCCCGGCACCACACCGGAAGTATTGCCGATCCCGTCAGTCCACACGCCCGCACTGCACTGATAAGGCTGCAGGCGGCATCCCTCGTAATCGGCAATCAGTTTCAGCCCCTCGACGGAGGTATGAAGCGACTGGAAACCGGGCAGCGTGGCGGCGATAGCCAGCACCGCCCCGACAAGGCAGCGCTTAACGATTGAAGGATTCATATTCCCCCCGCGAAATTTTGCCGCCACGTAACAATTTGAAAGACTGGTGTTTGTAGTACCAGTTGATAGCCAGCATCAGCACACCAATCAGTACGCCGCCAACCGTTGACGCATCTTTGAGCGACAGATCGCCCAGCCATGCCAGCAGCACGGCGATGCAGTAAGTGATAAAGGCGCTGATTCGTTCAAGCGTCATAATTCAGTCCCATAGCTGGACGGTCTGCGCTGTGGTTGACGCCGTAATGTCCGGCAGCTCCACCTGCAGCCCGTGCGGTAAAAATGGGCCGTACTCAGCCAGCCCCGGATTCGCCTTCAGAACCTGCTCAGTGACACCCTGCGTGCGCCCGTAATGACGCCAGCAAAGCGCGTCCACCGTGTCATACTGATGCGCACGCACTTTCATCAGATAAGCTCCACCGTACAGTGCGGTGCATCCTGCACCCGGCTGATAGCCCAGCGGGCATCACGCCACAGATCGCCGCTGGCCTCCGCCAGCTCCTCCCCTCGCTTCACGCCTGACGCCGTGGCGTCATAGTCCTGATAACGCTCATTGAGCACAGCGCGCGCCCAGCAAAAAACGGCGTTGTGGTAGTGCCGGATACGCTCGCTTTTGCCGTCCAGCATTTCTGCAGGAACCTCAGCAAGTGTCCGCCAGCCCAGCATCTGCTGGCGGTTGCGGAAGTCGTACAGCTCAGCGTTAACCTCAGAAATAGCCGTCAGCACAACCTGCTTTAAACGCGGCTGCGTCACCGTGCCGTCAGTTCGCATCACACTGCGAAATTCCGACAGGTCCACATCAGGCCAGAACGGCGTATTTTTGATGACCTCCGCCTGTTCCGGTGCCTGTTCGGGCGCAACAAACTTCATGCGGCTTTCTCCTGAATAAGTGGGCGGTGGACGGAATTTTGATGTAGCAGTGCCTTTCGCCATCCCGTGCCGCCCGTGCGCGGGGCACGTTCGTTAGCGGCTGTCATTGCGCAGTCTGCGCTCCAGCTGCTGCTTTTCTTTTTTCACACCGCAGCGGGGATCAAGCTGCAGCGCATGGTTAAGGTGATTCAGGGCAGACGCCGGGTTGCTTTCGCTCAGTACAGCACCGATGGCTTTATGCAGGCGCGCCCGCGACTGGTCCGGCATATCCAGATCGGTGGTCAGGTCCAGCGTCTGCAGAAGCAGATCGGCATCAAAACCGGCAGCGGCAAGCAGAGCGCTTTGCGCCGCGTCTGCCATTTCTTCTGCCAGCACGGTCTGCACGTTACGGTTGCCCAGTGGCATCACCCAGCCATGGCGCAGCGCATGGCGCCCGATTTCGAGCGCACCGGCATAATCACCGGCGTCGATACGCCACAGCATCACGTACATCAGCACGTCATCCTGCTGCGCACCTCCGGCAGCCAGCACGCCCTCCGCCCAGGCGGAATATTTCGGCAGCAGTTCCACCTTGATTTCCGCCTTTTTCACCGTGGACTGGACGCCCTTGAGGCGGCGGCGGTCTTCTGCCAGCTGCAGCAGCATCAGGTCATAGCCCGACGCATGGCGAACACTGCCGCCCTCACGGGCGGCCTGTTCAGCCTGAATGCGCAGGCGGTGCTGCCGTGCGGGACTCAGGCTCATGCGTTATTCCCCACTTTCCGGTGCGGCAGGCGCGCTGAAATCACCGATTTCGATGTTTTCTACCAGCGCCGCGCAGCGGTAGTCCTCGACCACATACGCCTCGTTGACGGACTCAAAGTTTTCAATCCGGTCACGTTTCGGGTTGTCGATAACAGAACGGCGGCGGGTATCTTCCTGCCAGTAGATGGACAGGTTATCCAGACGGGTGATCAGCAGGGCATTTGCCGGGAAATAAGGCGCACGCACGGCCTGCAGGCCGCCCATACGTTTCTGGCTGATGATCAGATCGGCGGCAATTTTCTCGCTGTTGTCCTGCTCTTTGTTGACCAGCGGGAAATACTTGTCAGACAGCAGTTCACGTCCGCAGACGACAACCAGATCGTCATCATCCTGATAAACCGCGTCGATCAGCTCGTTGACGGCATCCATCACCACGGCGTCCAGGTTGGCATAGTCGCCGCCCTTGCCCACTTTGACCGCGCCTGCAGTCGTTGCACCGTCTTTTGTGGTGCTGCCCATAACATGATCCGGCGCGTCTTCGCGGATTTTCTGTAACCAGCCTTTATTGACGTCCTGCAGCAGCGGGTTTTCAGCACGATTTGAGGTTTTGGCGCGCTTCACGCCGTTAAAGCCGATCATGATGCGGTCCAGCGCCTGACGCTTGACGATGGCGTTGCGGATACGCACCTGGAAGTCCTGGAACTTGGCCCACAGGTCCAGTTTTGCGTAGGTCAGCACCGTATCAAAGTTGGTCTGTTCGCATTTGTATTCCACGTCTTCCATCAGCGTCGGATCGGTAGGCTCGCGCTCTTTGGTGGTGGTATCGGTGGTTCCGGCAATGGTGCTGCCAACGCCCAGCCCCAGCAACTGTCCTGACTGTTCAGTGACCGGCGTGATGTTAATCAGCGTCAGGAAAGCGGCGGACTGCTGGATCTGGTCTTCCAGCGTCTGCTGCACGGACGGCTCCACGGTAAACTTGCTGGAGAGTTCTTCAACCTCCACGCTGTTCAGGCGCGCCAACTGCTGCAGGTAAGCGTTAAAGGCAAAGCGGGTTTTCTTTTTCATCGGGTTTTATGCTCCATCAGCAATTGGTCAGGGTGCCTGCCGGTGCGTCACCGCCCGGCGCGCGCTGGCGGTAGTCTTTACGGCTGTCTTCGCTGCTAAGCTTCTGCTCTAGCTCGGCAAAGGCGGCCTGCTGTTCCTGCAGGGAGGACTCCAGCTCAGAAAGGCGCTTGTCCTGTTCGGTCAGGGATTTATCCGTGCGCTCGCTCAGGTTCTGCTGCTCGGTGGCGACCAGTTCCACGGCTTTATGCACGTCGGAGAAACGCGCCTCATCGGTCTGCTCTTTTTTGGTGAACAGCGCGGTGACGCGGGCAAAGAGGGACGGCTTTTCGTCCTGGGCTTCTTCCAGTTCGATCAGCGTTTCAACCGCTTCCGAAAACAGGTTTTCAGGGTTCTGCTTACGGTTCGCCAGCGGGTTATGCGCGGCGCTGGCGCTGAATGCCAGCATTTCGGTGCCAAGGCTCGCCGGATCGTCCGTCGCACCCAGCCCCACAAGGTAGGCTTTGCCGGTGTCGGAAAACTTCGTGCTGACCTCCATGGAGGTGAAAAGCTTCTGGCCTTTCTTCACCAGTTCCACCAGGGCGTCCGTGGGTTCGATATCGGCATAAAGCGCCATCTTGCCCGCCAGCGGCCCGTCCTTGATTTCTTCTGCAACCAGCCCCGTCACCCTGCCGTAGCGGTTAAAGGTGCTGTCCGGCAGATAAGACTTGATGTGCTCAAGATTAATCAGCGCGGTATAGACCGTCGGGTTGTAGCTGGCAGCCATCTGTACCAGCCATTCACGCTGGATTTCGCGCCCGTCAGTGGTGGCACCTTCCACCCCGATACGGAAACGCTTTGCTTTCACTGTCATGAGCCGTGCTCCGTTAGAAATAACTTACTGGAGCCTTATGTTTGCGGTGATGGGGGGAGTGAAACAACGCGCGGCACTTGTACGGTAAACCACACAAACCGCAGCCGGGGAAAGCCGCCAGGCAAGGCCGTATGTTTGGGCCATGAACACGACACTGACCCCCGCAGACCTCGATCCCCGTCGGCAGGCCATGCTGCTGTACTTTCAGGGATACCGCGTAGCCCGCATTGCTGAAATGCTGGGCGAGAAAGTTGCAACCGTTCACAGCTGGAAGAAGCGCGACAAATGGGGCGACTATGGGCCGCTGGATCAGATGCAGCTCACCACCGCCGCACGTTACTGCCAGCTCATTATGAAGGAGCAGAAAGAAGGGAAAGACTTCAAGGAAATTGACCTGCTGGCGCGCCAGTCAGAGCGCCACGCCCGGATTGGTAAATTCAATGATGGCGGTAACGAAGCGGACTTAAATCCGAACGTTGCCAACCGCAACAAAGGCCCGCGCAGGCAGCCCGAAAAGAACGTTTTCACCGATGAACAGACCGAAAAGCTGGAAGAAATCTTCCGTAATGGCATGTTTGAATATCAGCGCCACTGGTGGCAGGCAGGCGTAAAACACCGCATTCGCAACCTGCTTAAATCACGTCAGATTGGGGCAACATACTTTTTTGCCCGCGAAGCGCTGATTGACGCCATCACCACCGGGCGCAACCAGATCTTCCTCTCAGCAAGTAAGGCGCAGGCGCACGTTTTTAAGCAGTACATCATCGACTTTGCAAAAGAGGTGGATGTTGAGCTGAAAGGCGACCCGATGACCCTCAGCAACGGCGCGTGCCTGTACTTCCTCGGCACCAACGCCCGCACGGCGCAGAGCTACCACGGCAACCTGTATCTTGATGAGTATTTCTGGATACCGAAATTCCAGGAGCTGCGCAAGGTTGCCTCCGGCATGGCCATTCACAAGAAATGGCGACAAACCTACTTCTCCACGCCGTCCAGCCTGACCCACAGCGCCTATCCGTTCTGGTCCGGCGCGCTGTTCAACAGGGGCCGCGCCAAAGCGGACAAGGTGGACATTGACCTGACCCACAGCAACCTTGCGCGCGGCGTGCTCTGCCCGGACGGACAGTATCGCCAGATCGTCACCGTGGAGGATGCGGTGCGCGGCGGCTGTAATCTGTTCGACCTCGACCAGCTGCGCATGGAGTACAGCCCGGACGAATACCAGAACCTGCTGATGTGCGAATTTATTGACGATCTGGCGTCAGTATTCCCGCTGAGCGAGCTGCAGGCGTGCATGGTGGACAGCTGGGAAGTGTGGGCAGATTTTCAGGCGCTGGCGCTGCGCCCGTTTGGCTGGCGCGAAGTCTGGATCGGATACGACCCAGCGAAAGGCACGCAGAACGGTGACAGCGCCGGGTGCGTGGTGGTGGCACCGCCAGCCGTACCGGGCGGCAAGTTCCGCATTCTTGAGCGGCACCAGTGGCGCGGGATGGACTTCCGCGCCCAGGCTGACGCCATTAAAAAACTGACGCAGCAGTACAACGTGACCTATATCGGCATCGATTCGACCGGTGTCGGTCACGGTGTCTACGAGAACGTGAAAGCGTTCTTTCCTGCGGTGCGGGAGTTTGTCTACAACCCCAACGTCAAAAACGCCCTGGTGCTCAAGGCATACGACATTATCAGCCACCGCCGTCTGGAGTTTGACGCGGGACACACCGACATTGCGCAGTCCTTTATGGCTATCCGCCGGGCCACCACCGCCAGCGGCAACCGCCCAACCTATGAAGCCAGCCGCAGCGAAGAAGCCAGCCACGCAGATTTGGCCTGGGCAACGATGCACGCACTGTTTAACGAACCGCTGCAGGGCGAAGCTGCCAATACCAGCAACATTGTGGAGATTTTCTGATGCACTCAACCCCGACTAACCTCATGACCACCGCCAGCCTGCCTGTAGATCGCCCTTTCTTTGCTTACCAGCATCAATGGAACAGTGGCGCACGCAGCAGAAACCGCGTACTTACAAAAATGCGTCAGGCTGGCGCGGATTTCTTTTTCGCCTACGAAGCCCTGAACGATGCACTGCATACCGGACGCAACCAGATTTTTCTGGGCTGCACCCCGGCATCTGCCCTTACCGTCAAAACTTATATGTCAGCTTTTTTAAGTGAGGCCGCAGCCTGGACACACCTTGGAAAAATAAAATCAGGAAAAACGCATCTGGAACTACCAAACGGTGCGGTCATTTATTTTATCGGGCCGGAAAGCCTCGCCGGCGCACTCCATGGAAACGTCTACGTGTCAGAGTATGCCTGGGCGGACTCCCCGAAAAATATGATTGCGCTCGCCAAAGGCCTGTCCATGCACGCGCGCTATCACGCAACCTACTACACCACCCCAAGCCCCAGCCCGGAAGCATGGCGGGAATACAAGAAGCTGATTTCCCGCAACAGCACAACCAGCATGACATTTACCGCTGATGACGCTGCAGCATCCGGGGCAACGCTCGCAACCGGAGCCGCGCTCTTTGATGATGAATGGCTGAATGACATGAAAAAAGAATTTTCAGCAGAGGACTGGAAAATGCTGTTTATGTGCGAATGGCCCCAGGCTGACAAGGAGCAGGCGGCATGAGCAAACGTAAAAACAAGAATAACCACGCAGCGGTAGATCACAACGCACAATCAGGCGGTGCTGCGGCGGAGGCGTTCAGCTTTGGCGACCCGGTGCCGGTGTTAGACAGACGCGAATTGCTGGACTACGTGGAATGCGTGCAGATGGACCGCTGGTATGAGCCGCCGGTGAGCTTTGACGGACTGGCGCGAACCTATCGCGCCGCCGTGCATCACAGCTCACCGATTGCCGTTAAGCGTGACATTCTCAGCAGTACCTACATCCCGCACCGCCTGCTCAGCCAGCAGGCTTTTGCCCGTTTCGTTCAGGACTATCTGGTGTTCGGTAACGCCTATCTGGAAAAACGCACCAACCGGCTCGGCGGCGTTCTCTCACTTGAGCCAGCGCTGGCGAAGTACACACGGCGAGGCGTGGACCTCGACACCTATTGGTTTGTGCAGTATGGCCTGACCACACAGCCCTATGAATTTACGCAGGGCAACATCTTTCATCTGCTGGAGCCGGATATTAACCAGGAGATTTACGGGCTGCCCGGCTATCTCTCCGCCATCCCGTCAACCCTGCTCAACGAGTCCGCAACGCTGTTCCGCCGGAAGTATTACATCAACGGCAGCCATGCGGGTTTCATCATGTACATGACCGACGCAGCACAGAATCAGGAGGACGTGAACAATATCCGCCAGGCAATGAAAAGCGCCAAAGGGCCGGGCAACTTCCGCAACCTGTTTATGTATTCGCCCAACGGTAAAAAGGACGGTATCCAGATCATCCCGTTATCGGAGGTTGCGGCGAAAGATGAGTTTCTGAACATCAAGAACGTGAGCCGCGATGACATGATGGCAGCGCACCGCGTACCGCCGCAGATGATGGGCATTATTCCCAACAATACCGGCGGCTTTGGTGATGTGGAAAAGGCCAGCCGCGTCTTTGTCCGCAACGAGCTGATGCCGCTGCAGAAGCGACTGCAGGAGCTTAACGACTGGCTGGGCGAAGAAGTGATCCGCTTTGAGCCGTATACGCTGGGACTGACAGAAGACAAGCGCAACGACTGACCCTCCGCACCACGACAACAATACCGCCCCTCACAGCGCCCCAGCAGCATTCTGAGGGGCGCTTCTTTTTTGCTGCTGCTCACTTCACCCTCACCAATTGAAGCCGCCAGCGTGCCGGAGATTGCGCCGGATTTTCACCATTTCACCCCGTTGCGCGCGCTCGTATCCCCGCCACGCCTGCCCGCTTTATGTAGTGGTTTTCATGCACCTGCATGATCTACGCAAAAGCCCGCCAGAACTGGCGGGCCTTAACACAAAAGATCCTCAAACGATCATGCGATCTCATGCAGCATAGACATGCGCGTTTATGCAGAATGTGCAAAATCGTAACATAGTCCGTAAGCGTGAAACCTAGAACGTGACAGCCTTGTCAAAGCCAGAAATAATTGTATAAGAAATAGACGAGTTATCAGCCTTGTTCACTTTGAACTTGGCACCTTTGTAAGCGATAACATCACTTCCCTTAGAATCTACAGAAAAATCTGTTGTAAATGCTGCACGAGCCATATCGTTTGCAAATTCACGATAGGTGAACTTCATTACACCGCCTGCATTTCCATTGTATTCGATAGTCTTAACCAATGAGTTACTCACTCGACACAGTCCATCAGGAACACGTTTGATAGAAATTTCTGATGCAGTATAAGAAGTGCCATTTGGCGGTGATATCTCATTTTTTGCAGCATCGTAACTAACATAATCAACATAGTTACCGATTTGCCCATAGAGATTTTTTAACGCAACAGCTTGAGGGTTATGATAATTGCGGTAAATTCCATTCCCCTCACTGCAATATGTACCAGCAGCGATAGAAGACAATGCACCATTAGCCGCACCAAGTTCTAGTACGTCCGTTTTAAATCCAGTAGCAGATGTGATAATGGGATCGCCCATGTAGGCGGTAGCACTTTGCCCAATAGCAGGCTTCACCACTTCAATAGCAGTGATATTTCGGTTAGAAGCATGTGGCACGCAACCAGTTAGGATTACAGCAAGAGATATTGTTAACGCTACATTATTAATTTTCATTTTTAGCCTATTATTCTTTTCTTGACGAAAAACAAGGCGATATCTGATTGACATCGCCTCTCACTCATATGTAACCCTTTTTGATTAGTAAAAACAAGCGTCTATTGACAAAATCAATGTAGCCAGCTGTCGTCTTCCCACACCTTCTGCATAATTTTCATCACTTGTTTTCTTTCTTCATCCAGTTGCAATCCGGTCAGTTCCACACCGTTAGAGCTACCTTTGCGGATACGAATTACCGTTTTGGGATACAGGGGGCGCAGATTGCGGTAAAGCTCGGATTCAAGGGCGTCCAGGGTAGACTGGCTAATCTTCTGCTCTTTATCGATCATTATTTCAATGCGCATAAAAGTCACCTCAATTGATGACATCCATTGAGCGGTTGTATTCGTGGGTTCTGATTTTTGCCATGAGTTCATCTGTCAGTTCAGAAACCCACTGCAGGGCCAGCCCCTTCTCTTCATCACTACACTCACTAGCCGCTACAAGCTTAAGAAAAAAATCAATGCGCTGGAGCTTCAAAGACTCCAAAAAATAGTCCTGCATCTTTCCTCCTATGACACCACAAGCAATACTGTACACATAACCACTGTTTATATTTACAGTATATAATAATCTTACTGATGTAAAACGTTTTTTACGTTCATCAGCCTGATATGCCTGGTATTATTAAGAGCACGAATTGTTAACCCGCGTAATTAATACTGGTTCCGCCACTTATCATCTTCCTTCAGACGCTGGTTCCGATAGAAGATACGCAGGCCTGCTCCTGATGGAATACTGCCACCGCGAAGGAGCAAATCGACTTCTTTCTCGCTGCCATCAAATCCTCTGGACTTCAGTTCATAGACGAGCTGCTGATGCTGATGATCTGTAATTCGCTGTTTGTAGTCTTTACGCCTTTTCGGTTTAACCAGGCGCAACCTTGCTGCCAGCTCCCGGCGATCTTTTTTGCTCATACTGTACAGGTAATCGTGCAATTCCTTGTCATCCATGCGGGTAATGTCCGTTCTGGTGCCCCCATCAGCTGATTTATCTTTCTCCTGTTGGTTCAAATTTTCAGCAAGGGGACAGTTATTGCCACGAGTCCAAGGGGCGAAAGCGCCCTGGTCGGCTGCCGCCTCCTGAACGTCAACGGCCTTACGAACCTTTTTCCACTTCATCGCGTGCGTGCAAATCTTGCCCTCTACAATCGGAGACCAGATGCCATAGATACGGATACCGTGATCGCCGTAGGCGCTCGGTTCGTCGTTAAGCTCATAAGCCGTGCGGACAAGGTGATGTTTGCGGGGAACCAGTACACCGCCCTGCTTCATGATGTAGGTGGCAAAGCAACCCGCATCTGCAGCTGCCAGTACCGCATCCAGACGCGGGTTATCCAGTACCGGCGCACCCACTTTGCGTTCGCCCTGTACTCTCGCCGCCTGACCAGCCAGCAAGCGCAGCTCGCGGTATGCCTGGCGCCCCGGAATACCAAAGAAACGAAATTGCTGGACACGGTGCAGTGACGCCCAGGCGCTGACATGCTCGGCGCTGTCACGCAGTGATCTGCCGGTTTCTTTGCTGATGTCTTTAGCCAGCCCGCGCCCGTCGATGTTCTTACTGATGTATTTGGCGATGTAGCTTGTCGGTGTACCCTTGCGCGGGTTGATTAGCTCGGACTTGAAGCGCGGTCCGGTATTGGTGCCCAGCTCCTCGCGGTCTTCACGGATGGCAAACTTACGCAGCAGCGCGGTGATGGAACGACGGTCTTTTTTGCGCATAAAGCACAGAAGATGCCAGTGCACAGTGCCGTCATGGTGCGGCTCTGCAACGCGGACGCCGTACCAGCGCAGCCCGGCTTTGTGCATGGCCTTGCGGAAAGCGGCGAATGTATCAACCAGATAGTCACTGCTCTGCCGGACCGTGGCGCTGGTCCATTTCGGATTAGGTCTGCCGTTGTTGAGGGTTGCGTGGAAGCGTGACGGGCAGGTGATGGTATAGAACACGGCGCAGTCTCCACGCATTTCCGCGATCAGCTCCAGCCCTTTAACACAGGCCATCATTTCATTACGGCGGTGCGCCGGGTTGCTGTTGCTGGCGTTCACCACATCTTCCATATCCAGCGTGTCACCGTCTTCGTTGACCAGTTCATGCGAGCGGAAGAACTCCAACGATTTGCGACGCTGCTCGCGTTTGTGTATCACGGCTTCATAGCTGACATACGGGGACGCTTTCTTGTTGACCAGGCAGACGGCGCGCAGCTGCTCCTCCCGCCACTCGCAGCGCATCTGCCACAATTTGCGATACCACCAGTCCGCGCACAGCATGCGCGCCAGCGACGGTGGGATCAGTTCATAAGGCACCGGTTTGCGGCGGCGCTTTTTGCGGCGCAACTTCTCAAAGGCTGGCGGGATGACCTCAAGGCGCATGGCTTCTGCAGCAACCCTTTCCCATGCCTGGCGGATTTCTTCTGGTTTAACATCGTCACTGACAAACAGATCACCGCAAGCCGCATCAAGACACATGCTCATATGTGCCGCAACCAGCGTGGAAAGGCGCTTGACCTGCTCCTGATTCATTTCGGGCAGAACCAGCAGCCCCTCCAGCCCGTCCTGGCTCGCCATGAACCGGAAAGACGCAGACACCTGGCTATCACGCACGCGCTCCAGCCGCTCAAGACAAGGCCTGATTGTTTCGCGCAGATAGCGGGAATAAGCTTTAGCCCTGCCCAGGCTATGGAAGTATTTAATCCGCTCCAGCAGAGGCTTGCTGATATGTACAGGCATGGCGCTTACATCGGCAATAATCACCAAATCGGGATTAACGCGCTGCTGTTCGCGGGCCATTTTGGCATGGCTAATTAGCTGATCCTGCTCTATTTCACGCTGGACAGGATCACGGGATTCATTGAAAAAATAACGTTCCCAGACCTCATCACTCAGCGCCTCACGGCGCAGATGCTCCTGCTCGTTATCCGCAGCGTAGAGAGTGATTAGGTTTGAAAGCGCAGACTCCGGCGCAACTTCCGCCGGGTCCAGATAGGGGTTAACTGCGTTCCTGGGCAAATTCCACGAATAAGGCCCGGTAGCATTCTCAGCACTACCGGGATTTTCAGTTACAAATGGGGCGGCAAGACGGCCTGCTCTGAGTTCCGTCACTCGCAGACTCCCGCATAAACACTGCTGCACACCGACTTATCATTCATGCCTGCCAGCAGGTCGAACTGCACACCGCCGCGAGTGGTTAAGGCCCAGTCGCGATAAGACTCAATGCCATAAGCATCAACGGTAATGACTTCAATACGTTTTTCAGCACGACGCGGGTCATGCGTTGACGGGAAGAATGTTGAATTGCCACGTCGTGAACATTCCGCAACCATTCTTTCCCATTCAGCCACACGGCGGATTTCTTCGGGCCAGCGCTGGAAAATCTCTGCAAGCTCGGACTTGCGGGCATGGATACATGGCATACAACCGACACGGCTGCAGCCCTGCAAATAAAGTGGGTTAGGTTTGATGCCATGGCGTCTGGCAATGGCGAATACATCCTCATGTAGCCAGTTGAGGATCGGACGATAAACATGCAAGCCCGGTGTATCGTCTGCATCTTCCTCCCACTCAGGCAGCAAAGCACGCTCCGGTGATTCCTGTCCCCGGACGCCCTGCCAGCTGATTACCTCGTCGTATTCGTCCAGAGCCGGGACGATCACCTGTGTCCGCACTGGCTCATGTTTCAGCTCAAACGTGCAGAAACGGACCTTAGTTGAGGGGAAACGACCTTTCCACATGCACAAATCAAGAAACGGATTACCGGTTGGTTTAAGGATTTCCAGTGCCCGATGGATACGCTCTGCAGCCTCATCCGGCGACATACCGCATTCCTGAACCAGAGAAACGGGCCACTTTTCCGCAATAAATTTACGTTTCCCTTCTATCTGGCGCGTGAAATCGGCTTTAACGCGGATAACCTTCCCCAGCTTTGATTCCAGATAATCCAGATATTCCATCGTCTGCGGGTGTTCATGGCCCGTATCAGCAAAGACAGAGATATGCGGAACATCGTTTTCAATGGCTCTTAGCCACTGTGCAAGACTATCTTTGCCACCTGAAATACTGATGGTATTGATGGTGCTGGCAGCGAAGCAGCGCGGATCGATGGCATTCATACGCGCACCTCAACGGCACGGTCTGCGCCGCTGGCAAGATCAACACCGAACCAAGCAGCTGATTTCGTCGCGATGATTTCTGCTGCAGATTTACCCTCACCTGCAGCCACGCCCATACTTCTCCGCGCGGTAATACGGTGGCGGGTAAAATTTCGATAGAGCGAACGAGTCAGTGACGTGTCGCTGTTGGACACAATGACCGAATGACCTTCTGATGACCGACGCTCAAGAATAGACGCCAGATGATACTGATCATCCTCAGTAAAACCGGCAGTGTGATAACCGCTAAATGTACCGTCGTATGGCGGATCGCAGTAAACAACATCACCAGTCTGCAGCATCGCCAATGTTTCGTCATAGCTGGCGCAGATAAACGTTGCGCGTTGTGCCTTTTCTGCAAAAACGCGTATTTCATTTTCAGGGAAGTACGGATTTTTATAATTACCGTAAGGAACATTAAAATAACCGTCCAAGTTATAGCGACACAGTCCGCGATAACCATGGCGATTTAAATATAAGAAATACAATGCGCGTTCAATTGCGCCACCATGGCGCAAGTTAAACTCCTGTCTCGTCTTATAATATGCCTCTGAGTCATTACGGGCTTCAAAAAGATATCTTCCCTCTTTGATGAAGTATTCAACATCATTCTTAATCACCTGATAGAGATTAATCAGGTCTGGATTAATATCCGCGACAAGATAATGAGGATAGTCTGTTGCCATCATTACAGCACAGGAACCCGCGAAAGGTTCAACCAGTCGCGGGCCAGCTGGGAGGTGTTTTTTCAGTTCGGACATGATGGCGGTTTTGTTTCCCGCCCATTTCAGGATAGTGCTCATACAACGCCTCCGTTGTAGTGCTTGCCTTTAAGCTCTGCAATTTCCTGACAGGTCACGCAGCACTGCACACCCGGAATGGCGCGGCGGCGTGCTGGCGGGATCGGTGCATCGCAATCAATGCAAAGAACACGTGAAACGCCCGGCGTTCTGTTGCGGGCGGTGTGGATATGGCGCTGGCGTTCTTCTTCAACGCGCTGCTGTACAAGGTCCATTGAATCAGCCATCAGTGGATCTCCTGCGCTTCGTTCTGAATGTTTTCAGCCGCAATACGCAGCAGCTCCGCCGCTTCAACGTGGTTAAGCTGGCGTGACGTGATATGGCAGGCCAGGCTATCAAGACGGGCTGCCATTGCCGCAGCACGTGCCCGGCGCTCTTCCATCCGTGCATCAGTCAGCATCTGGTTAAGGCCAGCATCATCTGGTCCTGTTTTGGTGATACGGGTTTCAATATTTCGCATTGTTGTTTCTCCTGAATTTGGACAATAAGAAGCCCGGCGGATTTACGCCTTTAATTTCGGTTGTGGGTTAATTCGGCATGGCTAGCCGATTTGGAAATAAACTCACCACTGTACGGAAATGGTTCATTGCTTTAATCAGCTCCCGCTTTTCGTCAGTCGTCAGCTCACTAACATTGACGCTATGACGTTCCGCCGGAATCTTTGCCATAAAGAATATTGCGGCTAGTGCGCGTTTATTCTGCTCATGGTTAATATCCCGTTGGTCCCGCATATCGCTAATAAAGCGCTCCAGTTCTGAATCAATATTTAAGCCAAACACTTTCGCCCTTAATTCCGCGATGTGGTTTAACCCATTAAGGCGGAGGCCAGCGCTTAGCGGAACAGTCGCAGCATCGCCTTCAATAGCCATGGTTTCCCCTGCTTTTTAGTGGACAGCTCAGCCAGCAACGCATCCTGAGAGCGGCACGGATGCCAGCGCTTGCCATCCTTCCCCATAATCCAGCCATGACCGCAGTGCATTGCAGGACTTTTCTTAACAAGCAGTGATGCAAAAGATGGTTCTTTAGTCAGCATAACCACCTCAGATCAGACCGAACGAAGCGCCGAGGCCCGTCACGGTATCTACTGCGCTTGCCATCGCCGGATTCGCCTGCAAACGCGCATGTAATGAAACTGCGGTGAGTGCCATCAGGCGCGTGACAGAGTTGATGCTGTTGATAACATCGCGGCGGCCCGCACTGGTTTTTACATCACCGGATACTGCGCCTGCAGCTACTCGCCCAATTTCCGCAGTTGCACTCATGACGTAATGCGGCAGGTTCTCTTTTGCCACTTCATTCAATGGCACACACGGCAGGCAATGGATTTGAGCCAGAAAACCATCAACCAGCGTTGATTCTTCTGTGATATCAGTCAGCAGCCAGATCTCCGGCGGCGTAAGTTGATGCGGTTGCTCCGGGTTCAGCTTATTGCGCAGCGTCTGGACATTCATTCCTGCGCGTTCTGCCAGCTTCGACATATTGTGACGCAGCGCGAAAGCCCGGCAGGCTTCGTCAAAGTGTGGATGTTTGGAAATCTTATAATCAAACATGTAAGCCCCTTAGAAAGTTCTCATAATCGAACTTACTGACCAACAATGACGCGGAAGTTGGAATGACCAAGAGACTCACGAACCTGGTCGGTTTTGTACATCAGGTACCGCAGGCTTACACGTCCTTTATTTTTTTCTTTCTTCACCATGTACTTAGCAAGCTTACCATGGTGAATTTTTTGATACACGGAGCCACGGGAGATACCTTCCCACTCCGCGAACTCAGCAGGCGTTGCCATCTCTTTTGGTACACGAATTGAAATATCAGTGCTCATAGTGCAATATCTCTCGGTTAAGGTTTGGTTTACGTCGTTTTATCTTGTTTTATTTGATTCAATAATTGATACACCGAGATACTACGATCCAATTTTTGATACGTCAATAGGATTGAAAAATGATACAGGTGAAAGCTGGCGAGAATACCGGGGGAAGAGAGGCTATACATAGGTTAATGGCTGCCTACGATTTTAAGTCCAGACAACAACTGTGTGATCACCTAGGTGCATCCAAAAGCACCATGGCAAACAGATACTTAAGAGATAGTTTTCCGGCGGAATGGGTGATTCAGTGTGCTTTAGAAACGGGAGTTTCGTTACTGTGGCTCACTACCGGACAGGGAGAGCCAGGTTCAAATATTGACCATAAAAAAGATATCAATTTCGTGAACTCCGCCAAAGTTAAACCTCTTTCGGAACTTGTTTCCCCTGAAATTGACAAGGCAACTCTCAACGGTGGTTTATTGGTTGAGGCAGGAAAAGCAATCATTGATACCAGCCTGCTTCCCTCAGACTCAGGCGACCTATTGTTAGTTAATACTGCTGGAGATTCTTATTTAGTAGACCGCAGCCAGACTCCACCAGTTAATGGCATATGGTTGGTAGATATCGACGGAATAAAAAGTATCGTTAAGTTAACACGTCTACCAGGAAACAGATTGGTGGTGCATCAAGACGAATCATCCTTTGAGTGCAGCCTAGACGACATTGAGGTAGTGGGCCGCGCTTTAAAAATAATCAAGAGCCTCTAACTTATGAGCATCAGAAAACAGCCTAACGGAAAATGGTTGTGTGAATGCTACCCGAACGGACGGGATGGCAAGCGTGTACGCAAGCAATTTGCGACTAAAGGCGAGGCCATAGCATTCGAAAACCACACCATGGATGAGGTGAACAAAAAACCGTGGCTGGGGGAGAAGGAAGATCGGCGGCATTTGTCAGAAGTGATTGATCAGTGGCATTCACTTTATGGGCAGACGCTGGCAGACCCCAAACGCCTGATGGCAAAACTCAGCATTATTTGTAATGGCTTGGGCGATCCCATTGCCTCAGAGTTAACCGCAGGCGATTTTACGAAATACAGGGAAGCACGGTTAAAAGGTGAAGTAAAAAATGAAGATGGCGTGCTTATGTCGCCAGTTAAGCCCCGTACGGTAAACCTTGAACAACGTAACCTATCATCTGTTTTTGGCACACTGAAAAAGCTGGGCCACTGGTCAGCACCCAACCCGCTCGCTGGGCTGCCAACATTCAAAATCGCAGAGGGCGAACTGGCGTTCCTGGCACCGGAAGAAATTAAACGTCTACTGGATGCCTGTGCTGATTCTCAGAGTCCCAGTTTGCTGATGATTGCAAAAGTATGCCTGGCAACTGGCGCCCGATGGAGTGAAGCTGAAAACCTGCAGGGCCATCAGCTATCAAAATACCGCATCACTTATACCAAGACGAAGGGCAAGAAAAACCGTACCGTGCCAATATCTCAGGATCTGTATGACGAACTCCCCAAAAACAGAGGGAAGCTATTCACGCCATGCAGAAAAGCTTTTGAGCGTGCAGTAAAAAGAGCTGGTATTGAGCTACCAGAAGGCCAATGCACCCACGTGCTGCGCCATACCTTCGCCAGCCACTTTATGATGAACGGCGGAAACATACTGGTACTGCGCGATATTCTGGGCCACGCAGATATAAAAATGACGATGGTTTACGCTCACTTTGCCCCTGACCACCTCGAAGACGCAGTGACGAAAAACCCGCTTCACAACCTCAATTGGAAACGCTAATTTATGGCGGCATTTTGGCGGCAGGGCATTAAAAACGCGTAAAACGGACGAACACTGAATAATATTAACCCGCTGTTTTTAAACGCAATACACTGTTTTTACTATACTAAAAATGGTATGTAGGAATTTCGGACGCGGGTTCAACTCCCGCCAGCTCCACCAAATTTGGTTACAAAGCAATCCAAGAAAGACCGAAAAGCCCGTAATCACAACAAGTTACGGGCTTTTTTATGTCCAGCGCTGTCTGATTTGATCCTACCCAAGCTAATTGTTTTAGGCCCATTGATAGGCCCAACGAAAAGATATATGGTCTTTTTTGGGCCTAAAAGCATGGAGACTCCACCGTGGCAAGAAAAACCAAGCCGTTAACGGATACGGAAATCAAAGCAGCCAAACCTAAAGATGCCGATTACCAGCTGTATGATGGTGACGGACTGACGCTGCTAATCAAATCCAGTGGCAGTAAGCTCTGGCAATTCCGTTACTACCGACCTCTGACAAAACAGCGAACTAAACAGAGCTTCGGTTCCTATCCTGCTGTCTCGCTTTCCGATGCTCGTAAACTCAGAGCTGAATCAAAAATATTACTGGCAAAAGGAATTGATCCTCAGGAATACCAAAAAGAACAGATGAGAAATTCTCAGGAGGCCAAAACCAACACTTTCTTGTTAGTTGCCGAGCGTTGGTGGAATGTGAAGAAAGCCAGTGTGACCGAGGACTATGCTAATGATATCTGGCGCTCGCTTGAAAGAGATATCTTTCCTACGATTGGCAACATCAGCGTTACAGATATTAAAGCCCATATACTGGTTCAAGCAGTTCAACCTGTCCAGGCCCGAGGAGCACTGGAAACCGTCCGCCGTCTTTGCCAACGTATCAATGAAGTCATGATATATGCCCAAAACACGGGCCTGATTGATGCAGTTCCCAGTGTTAATATTGGCAAAGCCTTCGAGAAACCTCAGAAGAAGAACATGCCCAGTATTCGTCCGGATCAGTTGCCTCAGTTGATGCAAACTATGCGTACGGCCAGTATCAGCCTGTCTACGCGGTGTCTGTTCATGTGGCAACTTCTCACCATCACCCGCCCCGCCGAAGCCGCCGAAGCTCGGTGGAATGAGATCGATTTTGATGCTAACGAATGGAAAATTCCAGCTGCCCGAATGAAAATGAACCGGGACCATACGGTTCCATTATCTGATGGAGCTCTGGCTATTCTGGAAATGATGAAGCCGCTCAGTGGTGGCCGAGATTTTATTTTTCCAAGTCGCATTAAGCCCACTCAGCCGATGAACAGTCAAACAGTGAATGCTGCACTCAAGCGTGCCGGTTTAGGAGGAGTGCTAGTTTCACATGGTTTGCGTTCTATCGCCAGTACAGCCCTCAATGAGCAAGGATTTCCTCCTGATGTCATTGAAGCCGCACTTGCTCATGTGGACAAAAACGAGGTACGTCGTGCTTATAACCGCAGTGATTATCTTGAACAACGTCGCCCTATGATGCAATGGTGGGCTGATTTCGTGAACAAAGCCGACAGCGGGAGTATTGTTGAAAACGGAAAAAGAGAGTTAAAACTTGTCGTCTGAATTCCTCGCTTAACTAGTTTGATTGGCGAGCTTCCTCTTGGTAAAGCAAGGGGCATAAGGCCCCTTACCCTTTTTTATAATGAATAATTAATCTTGAATCTGACTAGTACCGAAATTACGGTAACCGTCACTTAAGTCTTTGGTGTTGTACTTCGTCAGGTAAGCGACTAGTAACAGAAAGTCATAATAATCATCACTTAACGTTAACGCATCATCCCGAGTGAACCAGCTGCTGTGGTTCTTCGGGAAATGCGGGAGGTACGTATAGTCAGGGTAATCAAGCCCTGTTGCGCTGCACCAGGCCTTCTGTATCCGGGCTCCCATATTATCAGCATCCACTTTAGTGTAATTCCCCAGATAGGCATAGGCCTCTCTGTCAAACAGCAGAACCAGATGGTGGTGATGGTGTTCCCCGGTAACCCGTTCCCTGACCCAGATATAGCCTAGTGGTGTAGGCTCATCCGTCCTGTCAGAACGCTTGTGTTCTTCCCGTAACTGGCTTTTGAGGGATTCCAAAGCCCGTGTAATGGCCTTCTCATCATCTTTCTGGAAGCAGAGCGGCAAGTCTGGCTCTCCAGGCACATGGGACTGAGCAAATCTCAGGTCAGCGCGTAATGCAAATACCCGGTGATAGTTTTCCAGATAGTTAGATATCACTGCAAGTGATCGACGAAGCATATAGCATGATATCCGGGAGTCATATTTCTTTTCTGCTGCCAACAACAGGGATTCAAATTCTTTTTCAGATAACTCATAAGGTGATCTCATAATAAATTACTCAGGTAATATTTATTGATTAATGGGTAGCAGTGGGCTACCCATGTGATTAGGCGTACAGTTCCTCTCACAGAGATGGATTATCTATGCTGGTATAGTGGTTGATCAGTTAACTGATATGTAGGTATATGTTAACAAGGATATATATTACATATACCGACTAACCAAAACTAAGAAACTATATTATTCGCGACACTCTAACCCGCAACCAATCAGGGTTTATGAGCAAGATAACTCGTTGATAAATCATAAAAATCACTCTGAAGTTATTCAGGTTTAGCCAGCTTGCTCAGTGCCAGTGATCCAGACTGGTATATGGGCGTATTAGTTTTATCAGCCAGTTCAACAGGATCCATTTCTGAACCCGTAAATTTGACATAATTTATACCCGCCACTTCGAATAATTGCACCTTCCCTCTCGACTCAAGTTTTTCCAGCGCTGGTATCAACCTCTCAGCACGCCTGACTGAGTTCGGACCCTTTTTGATAAGGTCATTTCTTCTGAATTCGAAAGATCTATTTTCTACAAGATGCGACTCCAGCCAGAAAAATATTTTCTCTTCATCGCTAAGCTCTCTTGTTGAATCAATTTTTGTGATGGCGTGATTGGCAAACCAGTCTGTAAGCCCCAAAGCTGACGACAAATGTTCCTTTGTTATTACTGTCGAATCAGGATCACTAGAAATCTGAAAAATACCTGCCAACTTGAGACTCTGCTCAGGAAGGCGAGCACCTATATCATCATAGTGGTACAAGAGGCCGCCCGGTTTCATCTCCTGCCGTAAGTTCAGCAATGTTGATTCGTAGAGTTCCTGTGCATCAGGAGCCAGAGTAAGTTCAATATATTCACCATCATTTTCTCTTCGCTTAACACCGGCTTTCATAAGCCGCGTCAAAAGTGAATACAGTTCACAAAGCGCTGACTCATCATGTGCATAACGACCATTGGCGGTGCATGGTTCAGTAATCTTATCCATATCAATCATCAGGGTACGGGCATATAACCCAGTATCTCTGATGCTTGCCATTTTCTGTCTGAGGGTATTGTTATATGGCTGCGGTTGCATCATTAAAAATGATGAAAACACGTAATTTTCAATAACAAAACTTTCACTGGATGCTCTGTCTACAGTTTCCTTATCTGCACACCAGTATGTGTTGAGAGACGCAGAATTATTGACGAGCCTCCTGTACACAGTTGCTGCTTCATCGTTGAAGAGAGCCCTGTTTTGATACCCCTGCCCGATTGCTTTTGCGAGTGCTTCGCTTGTCGGATTTGTTAAAATAATGGATTTTCTAACTGGTGCCTTCGGCTTTCGAGCAATACACTCTTCAAGTTCCTTAGCCGTTTCCGTTGTGTCTTCGCCCTGGCTCAGTTCTTTTTTATAACGCTTGTTTAATACTTTAAACTGCGCTTCCCAAAGAACAATGTTTCGCTCAAATACCTCAAGCTCCGCACGGTAATCGTCTTCAAACTCCCGCTCAAGTTGTAAAACCGGCTCCTTCAAGAGTCTGAATATACTTGATTTTCCACTACCAGACCTTGAAAGCAGCAGCAGATACAATGCCAGGAAAGTTCGCGGTCTACCCACTAGTTTAACACAGTACAAATCCTGACAAGCCAAACCCAAAAAGGCTAATAGCGCAACTGTTGCTATCTCAAGAGCCACTCCTGTTTTGTAGGAAAAATGTGAAGCCCAATACCTGAACTGCCGTGGTAATTTTCCAAAGTTCAGGTTAAGTTCATGATTAATTTTACTTTTAAATTTATTGCTCATTGCATCATCCTTTGTTTTTTGCCAAAAAAATTAAACTGTGCGGGAAGCGATCCACTCATCAATAGCAGTAGCTCGCCAACCAACAGATGCTGCCCCTAGCCGGACCGGTTTGGGGAACTCAGCATCGTAGTACCTCGATTTCGAATTCAGTTTTTCGTAGATACTTGAGCGCGAGATCCCAAGAATCGCCGTCAACTCAGTCATGCGCAGGATGCGTAGCGGGTGTGCTTTTTGTTCACTAACGTTCGACATTTTCAGTTCTCCTGTTGGATGTCTTTGGCTGGATTCGAAATTTGCCATAACATCTGGGATAGTGTCCGCGTAGAAAAACGGAAACCAAACGGAGGAAGCTAAGTGGGACATGCATTTGCAAAACTGATGTACGACGTCTGTCAGATTTTGGGAGTATTCAGGGAAGGGAGTAAACAACGGGATAGACGTGCATATGGGAGTTTTTGGCGTCATCAGGCGTTTTTTAATCAGCGCTATAATGAGATAACTGGAATAATTGATAAAGAAAGGGTATTCAGTGAAGAAGAACGTCGTAGTTTGTTCTACAAATACGAAATGTTTTATAATCAAATCATGTCTTATCCCGTGTTCAGCACTCTGATCCGGAGCCAGATATTCGAACGTTATATTCAGCTCGGGGTTTCTTCATGCCTGGCACTTGATATACACAAAACTTTCAACACCACTAATAACAGCGGATTCTACTTTCATATTCATAGTTTTTTGTTGAGTGATCATTGCCCAATACTGGAAAATAATGGAAGGGATATCCTACAAGGAGTGAAGAACTATTTAAGGGGCCTTATCAAGTCACCTGACGGGAGTTATAAAAAAGTTTTCATCCCATTGTCTGAACATATAAGAAATATCAGAAAAAACAGCACACCGATAAAATCATGGATGGATATCGTCATAGATGAATGTACTGAATATGCTAAAGTAGCTTTAGACAAGGATGAGTTTGATAAAATTAAAGGTCAGCTGGATACTTTTAAATTCGCCTACTCTTCACTTCGAACCCTGCTGGCTTTTGAACGAAGAACTGGTCTGATTAAGCATCTTTCCAGTTATTACAAAGTTCTCAATCAGGGAGAGGGAATGAATGACAGCTACTATTTTGCATTACATCAATATCTTTATGAATCGAAAGATTTCGATGAACGACTGCTGGATTCTGTAGTTGAAGAGTTTCAAAAAAAAGTAACCGGGCCTTTCTCGATACAGATAGGTGATAATGCATGGCTGGATATCAAGGTAATCTGGCATCTTGTTTTCAATTCTCTTAAAGGTGATGTGTTTTCTGAATTAGATTTGATAGAATTGGCTATCAACCTTAAAAACTCTCCAGACTCAGTTGTACTGGCCCCTTATCTGACGTTATCTACAATAATACATAACATTTGCATTGACGATTTAAACGAGGCAAATAAAAAAATCAATGAAATATTAATTGATGAACTACCTCCCGGTTTTATCTCAGCGGCTATCAGTACTATTAAGTTAGCTCTTAATATCAAATTAAACGGAAAGACGATAAAACATGGAGAGTTACTTTCAGATATAAATACAATTTTAACGTATCGCGGCGTTTTTACTGTTCATGTTAATATCGATCACAAATTTAAACAACCCGATTTGATATTAGTAATGTGCGCCAATAACTTGATAATAATGAGTGCGATAAAACAGTATAATAACATGGTTCAGATGACAAGCTTCTACAACGAGCTTGAACTTTCTGCCATCCACCCACAATCTATTACAGGCATTCTGGATGAAGTTGAATCTGCATTGGGCAAAATAAATAAACGGCTTGATGCAACCAAGAAAGTTATTAATAGCGAAGAGCTGGCCAAGTTAATTATAGATGAGAAAATATTAACCGTTCGGGAGTGCAGACAAAACCTCGTAAGCTATTTGAATGAATTTACATTGTACAACTGCATTCTCAACCTGAATTATATAAAATCTTACCTGACACTCCCTGGGGAGAAGTTGGTGCATATTTCCGGACTTGTCGGTAATTCAGAAGAGCGTGTAATTAAGCGAAAATTTTTAGCTGAGGCTATCAGAATTGTAAATGACAGAGAAGGGAAAATTAAACCTTTAGCTGAAGGTGAGAAATCTCAAAAAATGGTGCTAATACACGACTTGAGCAGTAAGTGTTTCAAAAATGATGAGTGACCCCCTTTATCCCTGCTACATGTAGCAGCTGTAGCAGGGATATGTTTTTCATTTTTTATTTTTCTGCTCGCAACTCTATGATAAATATACTACGCCCATCTATTGGCTATTTTATAGCCTTCAAACAATATTGACTTAGTGTGTTACAGACATCATACAAACCTTGAATCGCGATATGCCGATAAGCCACAACCATTTCCTTAGTTGTAGATAGCTACCCTATCCCTTTAGGCAATAGTATCCACTTCCCCCTAAAATAAGATAGCTATAATTAGATTTTCTGCCCTAACCATTGCAGAGGTCATGATGAAAAAAGCCCGTTTTACTGAAATTCAAATCGTTAATATTTTAAAACTCGCTGATTCTGGTATGAAAGTGGAAGATATTTGCGGCTTTGTTGAATAAATCAGAGTTAGCCGACAGGATGCTCCCCGCTGGCACACCTGTTATGCGATCCGGACGCTGTGCGGCATCCCCAACAACGTCATCCGGTTTAGCGCTTTGACCATTGCCATCGCTTCCCCTACCTGAGCGTCATAGTCCCGCAGGCTCAGGTTGCCACCCAGCAAGGTTTTTATGCGGAACATCGCCGTTTCTGCCACTGAACGACGGTGATAACCCACTTTCTTTTTCCAGAGGTCATTGCTGCCGCTCAGATGCTGATTCGCCACGACGTGGTTACTGGCATGGTACTTGTCAGGCCAGTATTGCGCACCACTTCGTGGCGGGATAAGTGGCCTGATCTTTTTCCTCAATAACGCATCATGGCAGTAGCGCGTATCATAAGCACCATCTGCGGAGGCTTCCCTGATTTTTCTGTGAGTCTGGTTAATCAACCCCGGCAGTGCCTGCGCATCAGTGGTTCCACTGAGCGATAAATCAGCACAAATAATCTCGTGTGTCGCACTGTCTGCGGCAAGATAAAGCTTGCGCCACACCCTGCGTCTGTCAGCCCCATGTTGCCTGACTTTCCATTCGCCTTCGCCGAAGACTTTCAGACCGGTACTGTCAATGACCAGATGCGAGATTTCACCACGGGTTGGCGTTTTTATGCTGATGTTGACGGTTTTTGCCCGTTTGCTGACCAGAGAGTAATCCGGGCAGCACAGCGGCAGTTCCATCAGCTTAAAAATTGAGTCAATGAAGCCCTGAAAAGCCAGGAGCGGCAGGTTGAACACGCGTTTCATCATCAGGACAGTGGTAATAGCCATATCAGTATAGTGAAATGGTCGGCCACGACCTTCAGGCAGTGCGTTGTCGGTCCATGCAGCAATAGCAGATTCATCAAGCCAGAGCGTCAGTGAACCGCGTTGCCTCAGCGCGTTGTTGTAGGCAGACCAGTTGGTGATTTTAAACTTTTGC